TATATAGATACTTCAAGTATGTTTGGTTGTGGTAGAGTTTCTTTCAAGATTATAGAATATAAATCCGATATGATTAAATGTTATGTTCCAAGAGCAACACAATTATTGAAAGAATATAAAGAGTTCAAAATAAAATTAAGAAAAATAAAAGAATGATTTTTAAGGAGAGTAAAATGAGCAGTTTTTGTTTAAGACAAGAAGAACCACATATCGGTGATACCGCAACGCATACTTTATATGGAACTGTTTACTTAGTAGGTAAACTTAAAGTTGAAGATAGCCATGAAACCTTCTGGCTTGTTGAACTTCTTTATGAAAATAATGAATTAAAAATCGTGCGAGAAAACGACCTTGAAGATATAGGTTACTATGGGGATTGAGATGAAAGGAGTATTTTTATGGATGAGAGACTTAAAGCAATATTGGAGCAAGCAAATGAAAATTATACCAATGGTGCGAAGGTAGCTTTAAAAATCGTATCTGAACAGTCACCCACCGCTACCGAAAAGCTTTTAGGTACGCTTGTACAGATAGAAGTAACTAACGGTTGCATATTAGCAGAGATATTATCATTACTGAATACACCAAAGGACGGTGATACTAATGGCTGAGTATGAGTATTATATACAGGACAAAACGGCAGAACTTAATAAGCGTGTTAACGATGCGTTTACAGAACTTGATACTCAGAGAAACAGAATGAGTGGACTTACAAAAGAGTGTAATGAACTTAAACAGGAACTTTTACATTTACAGGAAGAACAGAAGTCAAACCTTTTTCAGACACGTATTCTTACAGGAGTATTGGTTGGATTTGCAATTATGAGATTAGTATTATTATTCATATAATAGAATTTCACTTTTATGAGGAGGTTTAAAATGAAAAAATATCCATTACCACCAGAAGATAGGATTGCTTCGCTTTATTCAAAATTTCAAAACGAGAAGCCAGTCATAAATCCAACTTCAAGATTTTATACAGATTGTGCAGAGTGTGCCGCAGAACACCGTCAACTGGTAAAGACCACAATAGATATGTTTTACGAGATGGCTTTAATGGCGTTTTACGATGGTCATATAGCAATATATGTCGATAATAAAGAAGCGGCTGATGTTCTTTATAGATTTTGTTGGGACTATCCAATAGAGATGGATTACCCTAACGGAGAAGGTCACGGAATACAAATAGATTACACTTATAAGGTCGCATTTGTCGAATATGTTAATAGGCACACAGGTCAGAAGGGAACAAGACGTATACTCCTACGATATAAAGGCAAAAATGATGCGTGTCAGGTTGATATTCTTAATGCAGGAAATGTGTTTAGGGAGGATTGAAAATGACACTTGATGAAGCAATAGAAGAACGTTTGAAAGTTATCAAAGTACAAGAAAAACTATATGAAGAATCTTATTCCGATGAATCAAAGGAAATAATAAAAAGTGCTATAGATAATGACCGTCAGCTTGCAGAGTGGCTTATGGAAGCTAAAGACCTAAGAGAAGAAAACATATATCTGATAAGCGAGTTCGACAGACTGATAAAGGAAAATGGAGAGCAGATAGCAGAGTACAAGCGACTTCTGAAAGCGGCGGTTGAGGATATTCATGATGTGCTAAGTAGTCAAATAAAAATCACAAACTATACACTCTGCGAGAAATGTAAACATTATCTGAACTGTAATTGTAAAGACAAATGCATGGCGAGATATAATTTAAAACAATGGCGTTTTGCTGATGAAGCCTTAAAGCTGATAGGAGATGAATCAAGTGGGGTATAAATCATATAGTGATAGCTACCTTATGTCACTAACAAAGGCTCAGATTATAGAACTTCTAAGAGTTGCAGAGCATAACTTCTTCACAACAGAAGAAGCCTTAAACAATTCAGTAAAGACAGGAACGGAGATAGCGGAGAAGTTTGATAAGGCGAAGGAACTGCTGAAAGCGGCAGTTGAGGATTTTAATAAATCTCTCGGTGCTATGTATACTTGTCCTTATTGTAAATACGTAAAGAGAAAACGTGAAGTATGTGCATCAAGAAAAGAACAATATTGTGGAGACATATGCGAATGGAGATACGCAGACGAAGCGTTAAAGATTGTAGGAGAATGATATGGAACATATAGTTAAACTTAATATAGATGAATGGCAGTTATTTGAAATGCTATGCAAAGAACTTCACATGGGTTTTGTTCTTGATACTGAAAGAAAATTTTATATTAACAATGGTCAGGTATGTAGCATGGAGAATGGTGCTGAAAAGGTATACGATGATAGGGCGAATTTGTTTGTCGCTTTAAGAAATACGTTGGTGCAAATGAGTCCTAATTCAGAGTGCAGAAGTGAAAAACATATTTTTAATTACGAATACTGTGGTGACATAAAGATTGCAATGCCAAAGATAGGCTGTGGCTTAGACAGACTTAAATGGAATGATGTAGAACAGATTATTAAAGAAGTATTCGCTGATACAGATATTGAAATTCTTGTGTGTGATTGGAAGTGATTATATGAGAGAAATATTATTCCGAGCAAAACTTAAAGATGATTATTTTAACAAAGGGTGGCAGTATGGTTTTGTTCATTGTACTTGGTTTACAGGCAGTATATTTAAGTATTGGCTAACCCCTATTAAAAAAGAAAATTTAACCACATCTGATACTGTGTGTGTGAATCCCGAAACCATATGTGAATATACAGGTTTAACTGATAAGAACGGCACTAAGATATTTGAGGGAGATATTGTAAAAACAAATCAATACCAACGGTCAATTGGCACTGATACATTTATTATTGAATTTGTCGAAGGCAATTATTATCTATGTCATGACGGATGTACATTATGGACATTACGTTCGTTTATAGAAGAAGTGGAAGTAATTGGAAATAAATATGATAATCTCGAATTAATAAGTTAGAATAAAGGAGTGTGAATTAATATGAGTTTATCAGGTGGTCAACTTTCGGGTGGTAATTCAAATACCCAAAGGGCTGAGAATGATTTTTATGCAACAGACCCAGTAGCAGTTGTGGATTTGCTTGATTCTTTTCACAAAGATGGGGTATATTATAGCCACAACAATTGTCTTGAACCTTGTGTTGGTACAGGAAATATTATAACAGCAATGGATGCAATTGACATATGCCCTCAATGGACTTATCTTGATATAGTAGATAGAGGTTATCTTGGCACATTGATTCAAAATTATCTTACGTGGGAAACAGATGAAAGGTTTGATTTTATAATTACAAATCCACCATATTCTTTAGCATCTGAGTTCGTAGAAAAGAGCATGAAGCTACTTGACAATAATGGTATGTGCTGTATGTTCTTGAAGCTACAATTCCTTGAAGGAGCAAAACGTAAAGAGTTGTTCAGAAAATACCCACCAAAGTACATTTACGTTTTTAGAAACCGTATGGCTACATGGAAGAACGGATTTAAGAAGAATCCTGATACTGGCAAAAAGTGGGCTGAAACAATTTGTTTCGCATGGTTCGTGTGGGTTAAGGGAAGTTTTACTGAGCCTGTAATAAGGTGGATTGATTAAGTTAAAATAAAAAAATATTTCTTAAAGGGTTGACAAAGAGTGAATAATATAGTATAATATATATGTAGTCAAGATGATTTATTTCTTAACTACAAAGAGTAAAATGTATATTACGGTTTAACCGTTTTATAAATATCAATTATATTTTAAAAGGAGAAGATAAACTATGGCAACAAAGAATCCCAATCATGATTTACAGCAGACCAATGGCTCGTTTCAGTTCAGAGGAATTGTAACAGGCACAGCAAAGGATGGCTTTTACAAGGAGATTACTACCAAGAGCAATAAGCCAATGAGAATGGTGAACTTCGGTGTTGAATATGACAAGGATAAGAGGTCATTCATTTCACTCAATGGTATGGTAAAGGACAAGGTTCATTTCTCAAAGCAGACTGAAAAGGATGGAAAGAAAACAACAGATGTAAAGCCTGTTGACTGGTCAGATAGATTTAACTTTAACGAGGAAGGATATAACCTTATCGGTGTTCGTCTTGGTCTTGAAAAGATTACTGATGATAATGGCAAGACTGCCAATAAGAAGGAAACTCTTTCCGAGTATGATGCTTGTGGTGCAATCGGAACTAATCTTAATGATGGTCAGAGCGTGTTTATTAAGGGCAAGATTGAGTATAGCACATATAAGGAAAAGCACCAGAGCAAGTTCGTTCCACAGCAGATAAGTCTTTGTTCAAGTGATATTGATTTCGAGGACGAGAAGTTTGAATCTGTAAATAACTTCACTCAGCAGATTGTCTACATGGGTATCGCAAAGGACAAGGAGTGCAAGGACAGAGATAAGTTTATTATTTCAGCCAAGATTATTGGCTATTCTTCCATTGAAGATTTTGAATTTGTAACTTATCACGCTAAACTGGCAAGCAACTTAAAGAAGTTAAAGCCATATACTGCAATTACTGTGTATGGTGATATCGAAACTGTAACATCTGTTGAAGAAGTTGAGGATGAAGATGACGGTTGGGGCGAATCAAATAAGATGGAGCGTGTTAATCAGCCATTTGTACAGGAACTTGTTGTTACTGGTGCAGACAAGGATAGTATTGATACAGAACTTTATTCTGAGGAATCTGTTGAAGGTGCTATTGCAAAGCTGAACGCTAAGAACAAGGCACAGAATGAGTTCAGTGGTAAGGATTCTGATGATGACTGGGGTTCAGTTGGAAGTAAGGCTACAGATGAGGATGATGAATGGTAATTAATTTTACCATTCATCATAGAGTAAATTGTACACGTAGAAAGTATTTATAAAATCAAAGGAGAATGATTAATTATGGCAACAGCAAGAAAGGCATCAGCAACACAGAGTAAGTTGGCTATGGTACTTTACGGAGAACAGTTCACAGGCAAGTCTACAATGGCTATGCAGTTAGCTTATTTTAAGCGACCAGATGGTAAGCCATTCAGAGTGCTTTATCTTGACCCTGAGAGTGGTTCAATTGATGACTACCTCCCTGACCTTGAAGAAAACGGAATTGACCTCGGCAATATTTATATCGTTTATACTCAGTCGCTTGGCGAAGTACAGGAGTATATTAAAAAGGCAAAAACAGGTGAAGATTATTACGAACTTGACGAAGATGGTAATGAAACAGATGAGGTTGTAACTGATGCTGACGGAGAACCATTCAGACCAGATGCTATCGTAATTGATGGTACGACTATTCTTAACCTTTCTACTAAGCAGAGCCTTGTAGAATTTTCTAAGAAGCGTAATTCAGTTAAGGCAAAGGCACAGGGACTTGTTGGTGATGAGAGACTTGTTAAGATTGAAGGTGCAGGTCTTGAACTTAAAGATTACAATACTATTAACTTTAAGGGACAGGATTTAATTCTTGACCTTATGGGATGTGGTAAGCATTTCATCGTTACTGCAAGAGAAACAGACGAAAAGGTATCTGTAAAACAGCCTGATGGTTCTGTAACAAGTGTAGTTACTGGTAGAAAGAAGCCTGATGGATTTAAGGATTTAGGATATAATGCCAAGACAGTAATCCGTATGTTCCGTGATGAAGATGGCAATGTGTGTGGACACGTTGAAAAGGATAGAACTCACGTACACGAAGATAACGCAATTCTTGTTGACCCAACTCTTGTTGATTGGCAGAGTGTAATTGACAAGACCGCTAAAAATAAGGAATTTGCTGTCAAGAACAGCCTTGTGCAGAGCGTAGAAAAGGAACAGGATATCTATTCAAGAGAGGTTCTTGGCACAGCAGGTAAGCCAATTGATAAGACAGATAATACAACAAAGGAAACTGAAACAACCACAAGCGAAGTCGATGATATCAAGGCACAGATTTCAGTAAAGCAGAAGTCACTTAATCCAATGCAGAAGTCAAAGGCAAAGCAGGCTCTTACAGATGCAGGACTTCCTACAGCCACAAAGAACATTGATGATATTGAGACTTTAAAGAAGTATCTTGATACTATTTCAAGTATTAAGTAATAACATTATGGAATGGGGCAAGGCAATAGTCTTGCCTGTTATTCCATGAAGGGAGTTTGTTATGGCAAATAAATCAAAAACTGATAAGCCTAAAAGATATAAACGAACAAGGGAAGAAATAGAGTGTTGCGATAAACTGTATGATTTTATTTACAAAGAATATAATGTGTCCACACTTCCTCAATATGTATTTATGCAAATAACCTCACTATACAAGGGTGAGTACACTAAGAATACAAAAGAGCCATTACAAATATCAATCTTTGATTTATACGATATGTGGCAACGCAAAATGGATTACTTGAAGCAGACGTATGAGTATAACAAAACTCACGGTAAGGATATGTACGGAGCAAACAGGGTATGTTATGACCTTGCTATTCTAATTAATAAGTACGATTCATATAAGCGTTGGAAAGAAAAGCAGAACGCAATTCACGAACAGGAAAAGACTTTCGCAGAACAGACCAAACGAATGAAAGCTATTTCAGTAGTTAAGCCTATACAGATACAAACTCCAAATGAAACAGATATATCCGATATAATAGATGAGATATGAGGTGGTAGTATAGAAGCCGTAAGCAATGTAACAAATGAGATTATGTTTGTAGGTAGTATTTATTCTAATCCAGAACTATTAGTAGAATATATACAGCTTGTAAAAAGCAAATATGATTTCTATGATGAATCCACAAGATTCTTTTATGATTGTGCTGAGACAATGTATCAAACACGTTCTCAGGAGTTTAAAAATAATACTATCGTAGCCTTTATGTCAGAGGATAAGGAACGTCTTGACCTGTTTAAGAAGTACGGTGGTATCAAACTCATCGACAGTTGGAAGAAACTTTCTCAACCTGAGAATCAGAAAAACTATTATGATATTCTTAAAAAGTATTCATTGCTTAGAGAGTATCAGCGTAAGGGTTTTGATATTACAGGTATATTAAAGCATAGCAAGTTTGAGACATTTACTGCTAATGATATTTACAGGTTGGTTCGTGGCAAGGCAGATAAGATTCACACAGTTATCCTCGGTAGTTCTGAGACTGAGGTTTTAAATAAAGGTACAAAGAAAACCTTACTTGACCATATGGCAAAACCGAGTATGGGATTACCAATGCCATTTTCTTTGTTGAGTGAAGTATTCAGAGGAATGAAACTCAAAACACTTATGGTTGGTGGCATGGTATCTAATGCAGGTAAAACAAGATTTATGGTATTGCTTATCGCATATATCGCATTAGTTTTGCGACAAAAAGTTTATGCAATGGTTAATGAAATGGATATTGCTGAGTTAAGAGATTGCTTAATTTGCACAGTCATTAACAACTCTGAGTTTCAAGCACTTCATGGTTTTGATATAAAAAAGAATGAATCAGAATTGGACATGGGTTTGTATAGAGATAAGAATGGAGATTTTATTTATCGTAAGGTTAATGACGAGGGTGAGCCATTAGAATCTGATGATGATTTCATAAGACGAGTTGAAAAAAATAGTGATGAGTTTAATCAGATAATGCAAGTAGCAGAATGGATTGATTCTGAATTACAGACTTCGATATTCGTTGATGATGTTTCTGATGCTTATGATGATAAAACGCTTGAATTTAAAATCCGCAAGGCAAAAATGACACTGGGTTGCAATTACTGGTTCTACGACACATTTAAGTCAGACACGGATGATACTGGTGACTGGGCGGCAATGATGAACTCTGCTACTAAGTTGGCTACGGT